TGTTTGTGACGGTCGTGTTTATGATTGGGTAACCCACTGTGAATGCTCCAAGTTAGCCTGTGAACTTGATATGTTTGATGATTGCGATGAAGGACTTGACGGTGATGGGTTTGTTGACAACTTAAATCAGTATGTTTACGACAATCATTATGATGATAAAATAGATGATATTGCGAAGGATTGGCAATTACCACGCTATGAATTAGTAAAGAAAGTGTTGGATGAATTAAACAAGAAATAGTTATGACCGAAGAACTTGTAACATTGGAAACAGCGGAGCTGCTGAAAGAGAAAGGATTCAATGAAAGAAAATATATTATGGATGTTTCTACTTTACTCTATTGTTATAGATATTTATCTGTTCCTCCGCAATCCGTTGCACAAAAGTGGCTGCGTGAAATAAGAGGTGTGTATGTATATGTAGAACCTGTTATTGGAAAAAGATGGAAGCTTTCTTTTTGTGATTTCAATGTTCCAACAGAAGAAAGCGACTGGATGGAGAACGAAATAAGCAAAGGGAATGGCTATAAAGTATATGTCACCACCTACGAGGAAGCACTGGAAGCTGGAATACAAGAAGCATTAAAACTTATATGATTATGAGAAAATTCACATATGTATTGGCATCTGCCATCATATCATATCTAATTTGTGTATATGAGTATAATATGTGGGACTTTATTACAGGATTAGAACCTTCGCAAACTTGCGAAAGATTACTCGGATACGCGTTATATTGTGTGATATTCTATTGGACTGCAAAGCTATTGATTTATGATTAAATAAGTATGGAAACAGCAGAATTAATATTTAAATCCGTACTTGCCCCATTAAATTTTTGTACTTTGGCATTTTTACCTTAATTTTGGTAAGCAAGTGTCACAGATGCATGGAGAATAGGTTTGATGAGATAGAAAAATGCGTCCGTCATGTGCCATATCGTAACGACATTGTTTACATCACCCAGCTCTTGGAACTGCAAAGATGTGGATAAATAAGGAACGGTATGAGGAAGTCGATAAGATTGGAGAATAATCAAGGATGAAGAAATCAAATTAGGAATAAGGAAATGAACAATATTAATTTAAACGAATTGCGCGATCGCGCTTATAAAACCGCTTGTGAACACGGTTTTCACGATGAGGAATTGAGTAATAAACACCACCTTTGTTTAGTTATATCCGAGCTTATGGAAGCTGTGGAGGCAGATAGAAAGGGAAGATTAGGAAAGAAATGTAAATCACGTTTTGAAATGGACTATAATTGCTATCCTCCATTAGTGGAAGAAGAAAAGCGATTTAAGTGTTCCTTTGAAAAGAATGTAAAAGATACACTTCCCGATGAACTTGCCGATGCAGCTATACGCCTGCTTGATTTGTGCGGATTGCGTAAGATAGACATCGAGGATTTTACGGAAGAAATGTTATATGAGGCAGAGGAAAGTTGCGAGGATGAGACCTTTACAGAAAGTATATATGCTATATCCACAATTCCCATCAGATATGCGTATGAATATGACTATCCATTAGAAAAGCAATTAAATGGCATGCTATTGGCTATTTTCGGGCTTGCCAACCATTTGGACATAGACCTCACATGGCACATCAATCAGAAGATGAGATACAATGAATTGAGAGAAAACAAAAATGGAAAAAAGTATTGAGCAACAATCTAAAAACAATAAGACGATGAAGGTTAACATTGAAAATTTACGCCAATCGGTTATGATGCCGACTAAAGAAGACAGGGCAGACTGGACCAACGGCTTGTATCTAATCTACGAAGACGGACATGCAGAACCGTTTACCGGCGATAACTTCAAAGATTGTGTACGATACATCGGATTAAAGCACAAAGACGTATCGTTTGCCATCTCGTTGACGGAGCATAAGGATGTTCAGCTGCTTGACAATGACAGCCGAGAGGAATTTGGAAATCAAATCTATTATGGGCGTGAATGTGATGCATTATTTGATATGAATGGACAGCGTAACACTGCTCAACTGATTGAGCGAAATCCTAAACTGTCTAATCTGCTGAAAGATGACGAATATATCCCATCATTAGGACAGCTTAATTTAATAGCTCATTATCAAGATAATATAAACGATGTGCTGAGGTACATAGGCAAAGAACCGTTATCCTCCACATGGTATTGGTCCAGTACTGAGTACAGTCTCAGCCTCAGTTGGTACGTACACTTCTTCAGTGGGCAGACGAGCAACGGCAACAAGTGCTACAGTTACAGAGTACGGGCAGTGGCAGCATTCACTTTATTCATGAGTATCAAGGAGAAAATGAATAGGGGACAACAAATATGAAAACAAGTTTATGCGAAAGTTCTTAATTCCGAAGTGGAAAAAGGATTTGATTTGCTAGAAAGTAAGATTAGACTTTAACACCTGAATTGGAAGAACAGTTTCAGCAAGAGTTATACAGCCCTACTTGCTGAAACTGTTTGTTTTAAACTGAGTCGTCAATGGCATTGATTACAGCAACCATTTCCAAATCAAAGAAAAGGATACGTACACCATCATTGCATATACCGTATTGAGAACTGGGACGTTCATCGGTCCATCCGTTTTCAGCTATGGCTAAATCAACGACTTTAAAAATTATATCCAAAGACACAAAGTTTATTTCTCGGTTGATAAAGTCTCTGAGTTCTTCTAATGTTTTCATTTTTTTTAGTTTTCTATAAAATCAATCCTGGAACCCAGCGCATGCCCAATCTTTGCAAGGATATCTATACCTGTGCTATACCTGCCAAGCTCTATCCGTGCTATGTGACCCGGATCAATGCCGGCCAACTCAGCCAATTTCGCTTGAGACAATCCCTTTTGCTTTCTGAGCTCGGCAATACGCTTACCGATTCGTTCTCTCTCATTCAAGTTCTCCATATAACCTCTCTTCCTCTTTTTCTTCTTCACACAAGAAATTCCACATCTCAATCAATGCTAATTCCTTATCTCTATTGCTTCCGCTGTTAGATGGATCAAGCCAATTTATGTGGGCTATTCTATCTTTAAATTCATCATAGCTACAGTATATACTATCCGCATCTTGGTCGAACCAAATAAAACAACGAGGGAAAGATAGGCGAATAATCCCTATCTGGCCATGGTAATCAATAATGTTTTCAGCAAGGTATATACCTGGATATTTCGGATTTTCATTTTTCATTAATAAATAACAGCTTTTATTTTTTTGTCAGTTATACAAACACTCTCTTGTCTCTGTCCAGAATAGTAAGTGACATGATTATTCGAAACTTCAAACATCGGATAAATTAAATCAGGATCGTCTTTAATCCCTTCAACCGTGAATTTAACGATGCCTTGTTTTGCTGCCTGTTTGAATGCTCTGCGAAAGTTTACATCTAATGAATTAAATGTTTTCATAATCTTAATGCCGCTTATCCGTTGCCGCCGGGTCTATTGTTATTTTGATGATGCAAAGATAAGCGTTTATTTCCACACTGCAAAATATTACATTAATAAAGAAGGCATGTTTTTAAACATTCATTCAGATAATACGCTTTGTGCGTATTCCGCACGCCTGTTTATTTTCGTTCTGAGCGCGGTTAAGCGATTTCGGGTAAATTCTAAGCCACTATGTGTGCGAATGCCTCTTGCGTTCAATCGTTCAACTACCTTGTCAATATCTTGCGGAGTATTGCACCCCTCCAACATGGCGGCTATCATATTGTTCTTCTCATCGTTCATCGCTTCCTTTCTTCTCTTTTCCCCGTTCACCTTACCGCCTTTCGCCTGACCTGATGTAGTACCGCCTAATGATGTGCACCAGTTGCCGGACTTTGAGTAAAAGCCGCCTTCTTGCTCTATCTTTCGCTTCTGAACATCTAAAGCCGCCTTTGTCCTGATTGATATAAGCATTGCCTCCCTTTCCGCCAAAGCAAAGAATATCGTAAGCGTGAATTTGTCAGTATGTGGGAGGTCGCAAAAATAAATCTTACCTTCTCCCATTTCGTCATATATCTGCAAAGCTTCAATCGTATTTCTAAATCGGTCAGTTTTGGCAATAATAAGTATTGCATCATTTGCCTTTGAAAATTCAATCGCCTTTTTCAGCTCAATACAACCGTTTAAATCTTTTCCAGTGTACGCCTCGCAAAAATCGGCTATGAGTTCTCCTTTTTCCGTATTCACAAAGTGGCTGATTATATCCTTTTGTGCTTCAAGTCCAAGACCAGATTTCTCTTGTTTTTTAGTGCTGACCCTTCGCCAGCTTACAAACTTTTTCATAATTCAATCATTTAATTGTTAGTAATAGTTCCGCCCGTGGAACTTGCACCACTTGCAAGGCGTTGAACCTTTGGCGGATAATTCGGCTTAAAAACCGTTATTTCCAGTCAGTTCCTTACCTACTCCAACGGCTAACCAGATCAAAATGCAAATCATGAACATATTATTTCCTCCTTAATTAAATTTATTCGTTCATTCTTACCTATCGCCTACCCGACAGCCGTATTACTGCCGGGGTGTCATAAGATGATATGTTGGCAAAAAACCCCAACAATGTATCTATGCTAATTGTGGCAATATATCCTTAATTTATTCTGTATATATACTAACAGGTACGGGGACGTTGTTTTGCTTTGTATATTGGTAGCCTGTATTCATGTGCCAATAAGTCGATGAACCCAAATACTTTGCCATACGGTTACTATAACGCACGTATGCATGAAAGTACTCCATGAATTTGCCGCGCTGCCTTACATAGCCGCTTATATGCTTCCATTGGTTGTGTAATTGTTCGGGGGTTTTTGTTCTCATAATCTTTTGTTTTAAGTTAATAAATAGTTCCCGGTGGCGGTGTTGCTCCGCCTCCCCACATTGGTTAATCTTGTTCTATCGTCCACTCTTTTTTTACAAAGCCTTTAAAGCTGCCAAACGATTTTTTAAACGCTGCTAACGCTTCTTTCTTCGTATTACCGTAATAGCAATACCGCGCCCCATTGTGAAACTCTACTGTTAACTTATATTCTTTCATATCTTTAAAATTTATCTGATTCATCACTCTTGTTTATAAATTCGCGTAGCTTATCCCTGTCGGTGCCGGAAATGAATATCACGGCACCGAATAACAAAACCAACAAAACCATATTCAGCTAATTAAATGATCGTCTTTAATCGTCCGTTACCGTCCGTAAACCCGTTAAGTGTTTCCGCCTCTCTTTCGGCTTCTTCTTTTGTTTGGAAGAATCCTACCGGGCAATTATCCAAGGTATCTATAACGTAATAGCCGCGTTTAGGCTTGTTTTCCGTTATGTATCGTTTCCCTTTTACTTTTTTCTCGTAAAATTTCATACCCTCAGCAAGCGGGGTGTAATATGATGAATGCTAAGCGTGCCCGATTCTATTTTGTCGTTAAACTCAATTATACCGGGTAAATCTTTTTTTAAGCTGCTTTCCGCGCTTACACCGTCATAGGTTACGCCATACTTGCGTTCCTCCGCTGTGTATACGTTGAATATATCGCCCGGCTGTATGTCTGCACGTACTTTCGCGCTAGTTATGATTCCAGCACCTTCAATGTTGTAATAGCGCACGCCTTTAAAGTTGTCCGTTTCGGTAAATCTTATATTATCGAGCGGGTGAGCTTCATTTGTGCACGCCGTTAAAGCTTTTCCCGGTCGTATTATATCCATGTGCTTAACTTCTCTTTCCGCTATTTCTTTAGGACATTTATTTAAATTACCGACATTGCAACAACCGTTTGAATTTACACGGGCAGTACCGTTTTTTTCATTAAAAGCCAATATAACGCCTATTTCTCCACACTGATCATAAACGACCTCCCCCAGTCTAAACCCGTCCAGTTCTTCGGGTATTGTCGGATAATCAAACGAATCATATTTTGCATAATCATCAATAATTAATGGGGTGTCATTCCCTTGGGGTTCTTCTGCTATCACATGATTGCGTAAAGTGCATTTCTTTTCATAAACAAATCCATTAGATTTCATCCAGTTTAATAAATCCGTTTCATTATCAAACACTTTCCGAACTGGAGCTAATCCACTAGTAGAACCCTGCACGCCTCCGAATGCCCCCCAGTATGTACCATTGTCGCAACGCCCTATACATCCGTATTCCTTACCCTCTCCAATATATTCTAGTTCTATACCTTCGTAACCACATCCAGGAATTTCTTTCCATTCTATAATATTATCCTTAAATGTTTCTATTTCAGCAACCGCCTTTTCTGAATAATCCACAACCTCAATACCTTCAACCGTCACGGCTTCCACTTCTTTAGCTCCCTCAACCTTTTCAGGCTTAACGCTGCTTTTCTTTGCCTTCGGTTCTATAACCTTATATTCATCACTTACTTTTATACTCAGATAAAAATTAGTGTCGAAATAGTCTTGCATACCGTCCGAATCGTCATAACGGAAAGAACTAGCGTAATTTGATACAGAATTTAACGCTGCGAATACTTCCGGGGTTAACTCGTCTTTCCATGCCTTCACGCTAGACATTGTGGACATATAACCACGTTCCGCGCTTCTTGACCCTTCAATGAAAGGGACACAAGGACCGGCTTTTAATTCAACAGCCATTGAACCCGCACACATGCTCCATTCAGAGCGGACAGAGAATTTAAATTCCGGGAAATTCTTCTTGGCATAGGCTCTAACCTTTGCGGCGATTTCCTTAGTACTTAATTTGCTGTCATAGTTTGAGCCAGCCCAACCATTTGCGGTGTAAAAACTCATTGTTTTCATAATGCTATAATGTTTAATGTTAATAATTCAATTCATTACAGCGTGATTAATAGCCTACTAATATCAGATACAGCCTATACACTCAATAGCTGAATGCTATCGCAATACCGGTAAACCAAGAAAATTAAATGGGAGAATATTTGCAAGTAAGAAGTTAAAGAAGTATTTTTGTCTCCGGTTTTGGAGAATACTCACCTTAAGTATTCCAACTTACGAGGGTCTTAACATTGCCGTGTTAAGGCTCTCTTTTTATTCCAACATTTAACAACACGCTTTGGGCGTTATCCTTTCCCTTTCACATTGCGAAGATAACGCTTTTTTATCAAAATATCAAATAAAACACATGATATTTTGTAAGCAATTAGAAATAAATTACATGTTCCATAACATACACCTATAAGCCAATATAACGCCATATAGAAGCGTTATATTTTCACCTTCACAATGTATCGCATTTACCTTTCTTCGTCTATATCGCGCATATTAAAGCCATATGCAACGAAGCAAACGAGCGTTGTAAACCGTTGTAGTACAACACAGGCAGTACAACCATGGACGCGCTATGCCCCTCCCCCC